TTCACCTTCAGCTTTTAGATACCATAAGTATCCAGAGTTACCATCTTCAGTAGCAACCTCAACCCAACCGATTTGAGCTGTATCAGAACCAGATACTGCATATCTGTCTCTAATGATAATTGGTTTGTTACTAAATGTAGTTAACTGAGGTTGAATAGATTGTGTAGCACCTGGTCCAGTAGAACCTTTTCCATATTCAGAACCGTATACAAATACTTTTAATACAGCACCTGTACCAGCAGCAGCAGCGTTAACAGCAGCTCTAGTATAAGGAAGTACGTCAAAGTTTTGAGCACCACCAGCGTTACCACTAGCCGCACTACCTGAAGCTGTTACAATAGCTTTCACAGTAAACGATGGATCAGCAGGATCCATGATTACTACAGTCATGTTAGGAAAAATTGTGTTNACTTGACCAGCAGCGATAGTAAGTCTATTACCAACCGTTTGCACCTACAGCAGAACAAGCTACNCCATCGTAAGATATGTGTAATCTGTTTTGCTCAGACCAAATTACTTGATCAGACATCATTGGCATTTCAGCGCCAACCATTCTTAAGAAGCCACCTAACGTTCTGTTTCCATAACGCTCTACCTCAGCTTCATAAATTTCTGGTAGATATTGTTGTGCGAAGTCGTTTCCTCCACCACTGTTAAAATTCAAGTAATTGCTTACAAGAGGTTGCGTGGTTAACGAAGGTAGTAAACTTCCAAATTGAGGACTTAATACACCCATAATAATTGTTTTTAATTGTTAAATTTACTTCGTTTAATTCTAAGTTTCGAACTATCTACACCGTCTATAGCTTTGACCTTAAGACCTCCGATGAAAATATCACCCGACGTTTGTCGTGTTTCAGTTGATGGATTTTTAGATCCTTCAACTACATTTTTAATTCCATCTGATTTCCCTTGCTCATAGAAATGATTTACAATTCTATCTACATTTTGTGCAGCATACATAGCTTTATGATAACCTCTCGTATCTTTAACATTTCCTTCTTTGTCTAAGAACTTCTCGACGAAGTTGTTTAGATTAGATTGATTCTCAGCAATAGCATTGGGATCTTTGACACCGTATCTAAACTTTTTTTCACCAACTTCGAAATCAAAACCTTTGAAATCATCAGTAAAAAATTGTTTAGTGTTGTCAATGAATTTTTTATGCTGTTGCTCAGCTATTTCTTGTTCATTGTTGTAGCGGTTGAAAAAGTCCATAGCCTTTTTTTGCTCTTGCGTTACGCCGGGCCTCAACTTGATTTCGTCGTAATATTTTTGCTTTAAGCCTTCTAAATGGTTACGTGCTTCTGCAACTGCTTCTTTTTTAGCGAGTTTTCTTTTTCTGATGTCTCGCTCTTCATCAGTATCTGTATCAAACCTAAACTGATCTTCCATTACAAATGAAATTTCTTCATCNGTAAGATGCGGTTTAGTNTTTTTATANTATTCTTTTAATAAAACATCTTCATTNACATTAGAATAATCNGCGTTTAACCTAACATAATCTTGAATATCACCACCAGTTTCTTCCATAAANTGAACTAGTTTTTCTACATTATCTGGTANTACAACTTTTTTAATAGGTTGNAACTCNGGTTGTTTTATTTCTTNTTCTTTTTTAACTTCTTCTTCCGTTACTTCTTTGAGCGGAGAAANCCCTTCANTAGTCTCACTGGACTCTTGTACAGNTTTTCCCANCTCATNGCTATCTCCGGATGGTTNTTCCACAGNAACCTCCTTTGTTTCTCCGATTTGAATGGCATCGTCTTNTGGTTTTTTAGTTAAATCTACTTTNACAGGTTCTTCTGTTTTTACATTAGGATCTTTAGTAAGATCTACCTTTACAGGTTCCTCTTTAGTAGCATTAAATTTTTTAATTTTTGGCTTTGATTTCATTTTCATATCTCCACCTTCTGATTTAACCTCTTCAGTCACCTCAGGTTTTGTTGTTTCTTTTTGTTCTGACATAATATAATAATATAAAATTAATAATAGTATTTACATACTCTGCTTGTTTTCAAAATCAATAGGTAATAAATCATTATTTCTTTGATCTATCATTTCACTTTGTTGTGTACCTTCTATTTTGATTCTTTTATCTTTACGATCTTCAATCAACTGTTCTTTTTGCTGCATAGCTTGCACCTCCATTTTTTTCAACTCCATATCATACATGTGTTGAATTTCCATATCCTCTCTTTTTATTTGAGCTTGTTGTTGAATTTTTTTGCAATTCCATTTGAGCTTTAGCTTGTTCATATTGAACATTAGAAGCTGTTAAAGCCTGCTGTTTTTGCATTTCAGCTTCAGCAATAGCTTGTGCAGCTTGTGCTTTAGCTTGTTCTTGCGCTTGTGCAACTTGCATTTGTTGCTGTTGTTGTCTTTGTATTTTTTCTTTACGCTTTTGTTTTAAGACATCATTAGCTAGTTTTAAATTTCTAATTCTTCTTATATCAATCGCGTCTTCTAAATCAATACCTCCTTGTTGTATAGACATTTGTATGTTTTGTTCTAACATAGCTTTTTCTTCTTCTTCGGGTTCTAGTTCTAAATATATACCAAAATCATGAAGAGGTAGGTTTTGTATTTCTGATAACGTAGCTACGTTGTATGTAGATATAGAACTTTTTAAAGAATTTAATGTAAGAGGATTTTTTAATGAGTCAGCTATTTTTAATGAAATATTTTCACATGTTCTAACTGTTAACCATAAACTAGCTTGCATTAAATGTCTTGTTGCAGTATTAGAAGCGTTAACTGCCATTTTTTGTAATCCTACTAAAGTATCTTTTTCTGGCATACTACCATCTCTAGCTTCATTTTAATCCGGTCACGTCTCTTATTAACTGTAAGTAATACTGATATGTAGCTATTAAACTTTGTATCTTACCTTGTCCACTTGATGTTTGTAATTCTTGTAATAGGTACTTTACCTTGGATTCATATCACCCTCTTGTGTCATTGATCTACCTACAATACTACCAGTTTGAAAATACATGTTAAGAGCTTCTGCTGGATTATAATTAGTACCATTACCTAAATCAACTTCAGCTAGCCCATCCATATCTAAAAACACACCATCTGGAACTGTTCTAGCTATTACTTGTTGTAGTTTTAAATGAGTCAATTGAATCATNTCTGCAAAACCAGTTATTCTACTAACAATAGAATCTATACGACCTTTATACATTCTAGGCGCACAAACAGTGTAACTCATTTCTACTCTAGTAGTATCAGCCATTGGTCTTGTCATATTTTCCGCAAGCTTCCACTCAATAAGTTCATTGTTACCTATAACTTTTACTCCTTTATATAATACTTCTATTTTTCTTTCTACTCTTTCAAAGTTATCATTAGCCGGGGGATTAAATGTATCAGGTTTTTCTAATGCTTTTTCTAAACCAGAATCAGTTTGTTTTATTTTAAAAACTTGTGTATTATAAGTTTTATATTCAAAGAATAAAACTTGAACAGTATTAGCATCATAAGTTTGCCAACCATATAAATTTTGACTAGTATAAGCTTTTGTTTGTTGTATTTTTGTCAACTGATCATCAGTTAAAAAAGGAAACTGTTTTGCAATTTTCAGGTATTGTTAATGGTTTAACTTCACCAACATAATATATATCTTCAAAATTAGGATCTTCTGTGTAAGAATATATTAAATTAGCAGGATCAACATAATCTACTGTTACACCGTTTGCTGGGTTCCAACTTGTTTTTGCACAACCAACACCTAAAGTAACAAGATCATAATTAAATCTTTTCTTTACGTTGTCAAATCTATTTTTCTTAAGAGTATTATCTATAACTTCTTCTTCAGCAATTTCTACAGATTCTTTATAAGAAAGCTGCATGTGTAAATCTAATTCATCAGGTGAATCAGGTAGTTTACTTTCATCTGTTTGATATTCATTAACACCTAATGTTTGTTTTAATTCGTTTAAATAAGGCTTTGCTAACATATCCTCTAATATAGCTGTAGCATAATCAGTTCTCTTTTTTAATGAAACTGGGTCTTGAGCAAAAGCTTTTATTTCGTATGTTTTATTATTCATACCATTAGCAACTATATCTACAAACTTAGATATAACAGGAACTGGTTTCCAGTCTAAATTCATATAAGACATATCACCATTAATTGCTAATTCATCTTTATATTTTTGAACTGGTTGCTCTCCTCTTGCGTATAATCGTAATGTATGAAACCTATTATATGAAGTAGCAAATCTAGTGCCATTACCACCCTGTCTCCACCATTCACTTTCTATGGCTTGAGCTACTCTTCTTCCATAATCTGGAGAAGCTTTTTCAGCATCTGGTACAGTTTGGCTTGGAAAAGCGCTATTTGGATTTGCGTATGTATTCATTTATTTAATTATTTTTGATAAAGTTCCTTTATTATCGTATTTTTTTATACCTAAATCAATTGGTTTTCTTTTTCTTCTACTCACTGGTGCGTATCTATTTTTATTACACGCCATTATTGCAAGACCTGAACTAATAGACGCATCATGACTTGTCCTGTTATTTATATCAAAAGCAGCCCAATCTTCTAATGTTCTTTGAAAATATAAATCACCATAACTATCACCATTAAAACCTATAGAATTTTCTATATATGATTCAATAGCTGCAGCATGAGCTTGTTTAATATCTTCACTTGAGTTAGGTATTCCACCTATTTCTTTTTCTGTTACAGATAATTTATTCCAAATTTTATCTGGTCTATTCATTGCAAAACCTCTGTAACCTCTACGTTTAAAATGGTAAAGTAATCTTGGTTTATTATTTTCTACAAGTATTGGCATACCATAAAAAATACAAGCCATTAATACATCTTCAAAAAATATTTCTGCAGTTTGTGGTCTAGCTATATATTCTAAGAAAAAATGATCAGCAGGAGCATTTTCCATACTAAATTTAGTTAAACCATGTAAAGATCCATTAGAACCTCTTTTATCTACTGTTCCTGATATATCATATGGGTCACATCCAAAAGCTCCAACATGTTCATTACCCGCGTATTTAATACCATTTTTTTCTATGTATCTATTTTGTAAATTAGAATCAGGTATCCAAGTTACAAAAAATCTTCCTTGATTGCTAGGTGCAAATATAACTCTTGTGTCTTTTATACCATTTTGCCATAAAAAATTACCTTGAGTTACAGCTGTTTTATTATTAGAATCTTCGTTAAAATCTATTTGTTGATAAATTTTAGTTAGATTAAATAAAGATGATTTAGACTCATCTCTAAAAGCGTGTTTAGTTGTTCTTGGAAATTGTCTATAAAATTCATTTAAAGCATCTTGATCATTTTTTAATCCATCAACTTCGTTTTCCCAGTATTCAATGACTCCGAGATCGATAAAATCTCCTTGCGGTCCTTCAACTTCTGTATCTGGGGTATCGAATACAGGTGTGCCATAAGAATCAATGTATCCTTCGTAGTTCCATTCCATAGGTATGAACAAACTATATAATCCCGAGCTAGTCTGTCCATTGCGGTTTCTTTTTGTAACATCTGATCCATCGTATAATTTTTTAAAATTTCTACCACCTTTATCTAAAGCATTTGAGGTTGACCCCATCATGCATTTACCAATAATTCTACTACCTAATCTTAATGTGGTTTTCGTAACCCTCCAGTTGTTGAGGATGTTGTTGGGCTTTTCCCACTTCCCCGATTCATCATGGACGAGGAGTTTAAGTTTCTCCCCATCGTAGGAGTTGTCACCGGTATTCTTCCAGTCGATGGTGGTGTCAAGTCCCTGTA